TGAGCATGTGGTAGGCTTCCTGAGGGAAGTCAGGGTTGTCAGTCAGGAGGTTGAAGTCCTGAATCTGGCGCTGAATGTCCACCAGAAGCGTGTGCGTGCCGTCTGAGGGGACGTTGTAGACAGTCAGAGTCGCGGCGCCGAGTTGCGGGTCAAAGTAGGCTTGGTTTGGAGTGCCAGTGGCACTCTTTTGACCTAAGTTGTTATAGTCTTCACGGGCTACGACGACCATTGAAGTGTCATTGCCAGCCGCATCACGAATGTACACGTCAGTGCAGCGCAATGGGCGAGTGGTGCCGCTCAAAGCCGAGAGGTTGAACGTGGCAGTTGACTGTGTGAGCGGGACTGAGACGCGCTGCACGCACCACAGAGGCAATTGGTTCTTGACCATCGCCTTGACGATGATGTTGAGGGCCTGCAGGACGTTGGCTTGGTCCTCCGTGGGGATGGTTTGCCCTGCCCCGAACCGTCCTGTCTGCCGCAAAGCTGCATTCACAATGTCATTCGCTGACATTGAGAACGAATAAGTGCCGCTTGTTGCCATGTTTAGCCCTTTTGTTTCTTAGTTGGACGGGCGAGCTGCCCCAAAGCTGCAAAACTCTGCCCCATGGCCGCGCGAGTTGGGGGCTTTGCGGGCTTGCCAGTGTCTTTTGGAACTGGCAATTGGGCTTTGGGCTTTGGGGCTTTGCTCATACGGTGCCTTGCTTGACGAGGTGCAGCACCAAGGTGAATGACAAGACTGCACTGGCAGACCAACCCTGGGTTGACAGGAGGATTTTGCCGGTACGGCCAGCACCGCTGTTGTTGGGCAGGCCGCCAAAGCATTCGTACTTTTGCGTGCCATAGCCAGTTAGTTCCGCAATGCGAACGTCAGTCGTGGCATCCCAGGCCAAGCGGCATTCCAGCAGGGGCTCCACGTCGTATTGGATTCGCTGGATCAAGAACCCGCCGGGCGCATTGAGCCCCCAGGAATCCATCTTCATGAAATCCGCAGGGTCTGCAATGGTCACAGTGGCTAAGTCAGAGGTGTCGAGAATGCCCTCGACCTTGATGATCGCATTACGCGGACCGTCAAGAATAATTTGCGTATTGACAGAGTTTGCCATCGAGAGCTTTCAGGTTAGCGATTGCGGATAGCTGTCAGATAATCAACAGTGAGGGTGTGTGCCGCACCGGTACTGTTGAGGATACCAAAGCTGGGATTCAGGACTGCAGTGGTGAGGCCAGGGGCCGAGAGCTTGGCCACAGGTCCGCGTGCGGTAATCGTGGCGGTGCCGGAAGACAGTGGTGTGACTTGCTGCGCCGCATTGCCAGTGCCGGGATTGAAGAACGCAGCCACATCACCCTGGTCGTTGACGTGGATGCCCAGTTCGAACTGAGTTCCGGCAACGATTGCGCAAGTGGAAGGAAAGGCTGCGCTGGTTGTAACACCACCGATGACACTGCGCAAGGTCAACGCACCAGTTGCTGTGGCTTTGTTGATATAGATTGCGTCCTGGGTCGAGCCTGGAGTTGTGGTTGTTGCCAGGAAGCCGCAATAGAACACGCAATTGGTGATTGTGGATAGCGTGCCCTGGAACTTGAAGAACATGTCCTTGCCGGTTGCAGGCTTGAAGCCAGCTGCAGCGAGTTGCATGTAGATCGCGTCAGCTGCGCCGGCGGTGTTCGTCAGCAAGAGCGCGCCGCCATCGGCAGCAGTCAGGGCTGTCGTGCCGGTGCCGGTTTTGGTGATCGTCCAGTCGCCTGCGGCGAAGGTATCGAAGTCGTTATGGTAAACGTGGGCCCAGGAAGGGTCCAAGAGTCCGGCCTGGGATAGGGTTTGTCCGGGACTGGCATTGGTGACGCCGTTGGGCATCCGAGAGGTAAGGTTGCGAGGCATGGGGGTGCTCCAAGAAAAGAATTGGAAAGAGGGGGTTTCTCACCCGCATTAAGGATTGATAATGCGGGTGAGAAACTATGCGCCGAATTTACGCGGCGTTACTGCCGAACAATCCGCGAGGGTTCACCCACAGGAAGGTATAACGCTCATAAGCGCCGACCTTGAAATTACGAGTGTCGGCATCGTTGTCTTCCCAAATCTCCAGGGCCTCGCGCTCTTGCCAGATCAGGCCCTCGTCGGCATTGGTCTTGATGAACCATGGGCCGGTGGAGGTCAGGTACGGGCAAACAACAACACCACCGGGCAACAGGTTTTGAGTGTTGATCGGATTAATGTCGTTGTTGTTGTTACCCACGGCTTTGCTGGTGCCGACGATGCGGTCAGCGTTGAACTTGTTGTATGGATGAACCACCAACTTGTCGCCCATCAGAGGCTCGATGTAGCCCTTGTCGTCCTTGGACTGCATCATCAAGATGAACATGTCTTCCAAAGCCGCCTGGGACAACGCCGAATCCACGGACAGTTTGTTCTGCCATGTGCCGCCGCTGAAGTTCGGATGGGCCGTGTTCAGCAAGCTCACACCATCACCGCCCTTGTAGCTGGTGTTGAAGGCGCGATTGTACACGTTGACGCCGTTGATGTTACGGGTTTCGTCAAAGGCACGACGCAGCTTCATGGTACGCTGCTTGGTCAACTTCATGTAGAGGTTGTCCTTCAGCTCTTCGTGGGTAGTGATGATACCCAAGCCGTACGCGACGTTCGTCCCGCGAGTCACGAAACCTTGTTGCATGCCGTCGTAAGAGATCGGTGTGCCTTCAGGTTTGACAACTGCAATGCCGGGACCGACGCTCTGCACGTACTCTTCGTAGTTCTTCGTTGAAGTTTCCTTCTTGAACAACAGCGGAGAGTATTGGGGCGCAGACGATGCTGCGCTATCCCACCATGCTTTAACGCCTTCCCAAAGTGCCTTGGGGTAACTACCTGTGTTAATGGGGCCTGCCATGATATGATTCCTTCGTGAATGTTGTTAATTAATAGCCAGTGGTGCCTGCGCCGTTGAGTTCATGCAGGTTAAACCGCACGAGCCACTTCGCGTAGACGCCAAAGGCATTGTCAGGACGCTGCGCCAAGCCCACGATCTTGAGATTGAGGGTGTTGGTGGTCGCCACGGAAGCGCAAGACAGCACAGATGCCGAGTTTTGCTGCGGGGCTGTGGGGTTTGCCACGACAAAAATGGCGTTGCTGTTGCAGGCCGAAGCAGTCAAAGCAGATGCGCCATTGTCCTGGACCTCAAACAGCAATGCAGGATCATCCGCGACCAGGACATAGTAGTCTTTGGTCTTGGTGCCGGGGATGTTTTGCAGCGTAGCGTCCAGCG